GGTGCAAACCAGATCTTGGCAAATGAGAAGATTATTTCTATTGATGATCTACTTATTTCACAAGCTTTTGTAAGCAACCTTGATGAGCTTAAGAATCATTACGATGTAAGAGCTACATACGCTGATGAATTAGGTAAGGCTCTGGCTAAAAGATACGATGAAAACGTAGCCAAAGTTATTTGTAATGCGAGTCGTGCATCTACAACACTTACAGGTGGCAGTGGTGGATTAGTTTCTACTCTTGCTTCTGGTAATACAGCTTCAGCAAACGTCACAGGTGATGAGTTGGCAGCAGCTATCTATGACATCGCACAGGCATTTGATGAAAGAGACATCCCACCTACAGATCGTTTCTGTGTATTACCACCTGCTGAGTATTACAAGTTAGCTGAATCAGCTACAAGAACAGTAGATGTTGACTTCAACCCAGGTGGCAATGGTTCATTTGCTTCAGGTCGTATTCAACAGATTGCTGGTATTCCAGTGATGATGAGTAACAACGTACCTCAGTCAAATGTTTCATCTGAAGTATCTGGTACAAACAACAGCTACGCTGGTGATGACAGCAAAACTATCGGTCTTGTCTTCCATAAATCAGCAGTTGGTACTGTGAAGTTAATGGACATGACAACTGAGATCTCTGGTTCTGACTATGGAATCATGTATCAAGGTACATTGATGGTTGCTAAGTATGCTTTAGGTCATGGAATCCTAAGACCTGAGTGTGCAGCTACAATCAAGTTATCTGCTTCTTAATTCACATAAGGGGTACTCAGTAAACTGGGTACTCTTTTTCTTACTATTTGGAGATTATTATGGCTTACGGAAAGATGATGAAGAAAAAAAAGAAAAAGAAAATGGGTGGTAGAGATTCACTTAAAATTAAATACTAACCATGACTGTAGCTGCAACCACTGAACTAGAAAGCATCAACATTATGTTGGCTGCCATAGGAGAATCTCCTATAAATAGTCTTACAGGTACTCTTCCTGTTGATGCTCGTTTGGCTCAATCAACTCTTACTGAGGTAAACAAAGAAGTTCAATCAGAAGGTTGGTCTTTTAATACAGAAATAGATGTCACTCTCACTAGAGATGCTTCTAATCATGTAGCTCTTTCTACCGATGTTTTAAGGGTTGATCCTAATATTCATCAGCACACAACTATTGATGCGATACAGCGTGGTCTGAAACTATATGACAGGTTAAATAATAAGTATGAGTTTGATGAAGATCTTATCTGTACTGTGGTCTATTTCAGAACCTTTGATGAGATACCAGAACCTGCTAGAAGATATATAACAATTAAAGCTGCTCGTATCTTTGTTGATAGGTTAGTAAGTGATGATGGATTAAGAACTTACACACAACAGGACGAGACAAGAGCTAGAGCTATACTGATGGAAACAGACCTAGCCAATGGAGATCATAATGTCCTTAGAGGAGATCCTTCATTAACAAGTGTCTTTGATACCTACTCACCTTCCAGAGCTTTAATTAGATAACAATGGGTTTAATTTCCAAGTCTATACCTACTTTGTTAAGAGGTATATCACAAGCTTCAGATGCTACCAAACAACCTGATCATGCTGATATACAAGACAATGCTGATAGTAACCCTGTCCTTGGTCTTACAAAGAGGTCTGGTCTTGAATATGTAGCTAATATTTCTAATACAACACTAGGTAATGTTCATGTACAAACTATCAATAGAGATGTAGATCAAAGGTTTATTTCTGTATTTAGTAATGGCAATGTAAGAGTTTTTGAATTAGATGGAACGGAAAGAACAGTACAAAAGCCTGATGGAACAACATATCTAAATACAACAACTCCTAGAAGTGATATAAAAACTGTTACAGTTGCTGATTTCACCTTTGTTGTTAATAAGACTGTTGCCACCGCAATGAATAGCAGTGACTTATCACCAGGTAATATCACACAGGCAGTAATCTTTGTAAGTCAGGTGTCAGATAAGACTACATATTCAGTAACAGTTGATGGGGTGACAGTCTCTGACAGCACAGCTTCTGATTCTACTCTCAGCACTACACAGGTAGCTACAGACTTAAGAACAGGTCTTGCTGCTGGTTTGACAGGTTTTACTTTTCAACAGAATGGTCCTGTTGTTCATGTAAAGAAAACAGATGGATCTAACTTTTCTATAGATGGTAATGACACACAAGGTAATCAGGATCTTGTAGTAGTAAAAGATAGTATCCAGAGATTTTCTGATCTTCCAACAGTCTCTCCTCATGGTTATGTAGTAGAAGTGAAAGGAGATGACACAACAGATTTTGATAATTATTACGTCAGGTTTGTTGCTAACAACAGTACAGTAGATGGCACATTAGAAGAAGGGCAGTGGGAAGAATGTGCTGAAAGTGGTATTGAATTTAAGTTTGATTACGACACAATGCCACATATTCTTATAAGACAAAGTGATGGTGATTTTAGATTTGCAAGAGTTGATGGTGATACTTACACCGATCTAAATACTGCTGGAACTTATAGCCAATCAGGTACAACAGTAACTGTAACCTCTGCTAATCATGGATTATCCAGTAGTGATTCAGTACAGTTTGACTTCACCTCTGGTAATGGTGTTGATGGTACTTTTACTATTACAGTTACAAATGCAAATACGTTTACATTTACAGCAGCAGGTTCTCTAACTACAAGTGGTAATGTAGCTTTTGGTAAGGTTAATAATTCAACCTTGCCTAAATGGGGAGAGAGAACTGTAGGTGATCTTGTATCAAATCCAAACCCTTCTTTTGTTGGTAAAAAAATCAATAATATATTTTTCTATAGAAGCAGATTAGGAGTATTAGCTGACGATAACGTAATACTTACAACGGTATCTGAGTTCTTTCAGTTCTTTAGAGAGACAGTCTTAACTGTTGTTGATAGTGATCCTATAGACGTAGCAGCTTCACATACAAAAGTATCTATCTTAAAACATGCTGTACCGATGGCAGAACAGTTAATACTATTTTCTGATCAAACACAGTTTGTTCTTACCTCATCATCTGTTCTTACCCTTACCCCTAAGACAGCAACTATTGTTGTTGCAACAGAATTTGAAAGCAGTGATGCTGCTTCTCCTGTAAGTTCTGGTAATAGTATTTATTATTTAACTGATAAAGGTGAGTTTGCTGGTGTCAGAGAATATGTAACACAGGAAGATTTAACAATAAGAGATGCAGCTAATATTACTGTTCATGTTCCCAGATTAATATCAGTAAATATATTTAAGTTGGCAGTTTCAACCAGTGAAGATGTTCTTGTTCTATTAGGTACTGATAATCCAAATAAATTATTTATTAACAGGTGGGTATTTGGTAATCAATCACAAAAGATTCTTAACTCATGGTCTACTTTTACAATAGATGAGAATAGAACCATACTGAATGTAGATTTCATTGGTACTGATTTATTTGTAGTCGTGCAGGAAGCTAATGGTACAAGCATAGAGAAGATACCATTTGAAGCGGATTTTAAAGAAGCTAATGCAACATTTAAGTTCTGCTTAGATCATAAGGTTACAGAAGCTTTTACTGGTGTCTCAGTTGCTTATAACGCTTCTACTGATGTGACTACCTTTACTGTTCCTTATAGATTAAGAGCAAGTATGAATGTGGTTGGTAGATACTTAGCTAGTGGAGAGACAAGCACCTTTGTTGATACACAAGGTAATACCAAAACACTAAAACCAGGACAGCTTGTAGCTACAACAAACTCTACTGATGGTTCAACCGCTACCATTACTGCCAATGGTGATTATCGCAATAGTAAATTTATTATCGGTGAACCATATGAAATGCACTATAGATTCAGTCAAAGAAGAGTTATGCAACCTGGACAGAATAGAGATGAGATACTAAGTGGCAGATTACAACTACATCATTTCTACATTAAGTTTGAAGATACTGGATTCTTTAAAGTTGAGGTCACACCAGAGAACAGAGATACATCTACCCATAAATTCACTGGTCGCTTTCTTGGTTCTACTTCCTCTACCTTGGGAGATATTAATTTAGAGTCAGGTACATTTAAAGTGCCAATAATGAGTAGAGCAGATAGAGTGGATATAGATGTAAAGAATGACACATTCTTACCAACACAACTAGCCAGTGCTGAATATGAAGCTATGTTTCATATGAGGTCAAGACGTATTTAATGGGTTATTTAAGAAAAGCAAATTTAAAAGATCTTAATCATGTATGTGAAAACATGAGAGAGATGGATCGGTTGGAAGCTGTATATCAAACAGGACAAGAACCAGCCGATGCTTTACGTCTAACGTATTTAGCAGGTGAACAGGTTTTAACAATAGCTGGTGATAATGATCAACCTATGGGGTTATGTGGTGTTATTAGTGATGGTTGTATATGGATGATATGTACTGATGAATTATTTACTAATAAAAAATATAAAATACAACTTATAAGAAAAGGTCGAGAATGGGTTGATAACCTGTTGAAATCTTACAAAGTCTTATATAATTTTGTATATGCAGAGAATCATTCTGCGATTAAATGGTTAAAAGCATTGGGATTTACTTTTGTGAATTATTATGAAAAGTATGGGGATCAAGAAAAACCATTCTACGAATTTCTGAGGATTGCTTAAATGTGTTCACCTCTTGTAGCTGTTAGTGCAGGTTTAAGTTTATTTAGTGGTCTAGCTTTAAGATCAGCTAAACAAGAGCAAGCTAGGCAAACATATCAAAATGCAGTTACAGCAAGCCAATCAGTAGATGAATCTTTTGCCAATCAACAATCAACTTTAGGTAGCAGGTTAAAAGAAGAACAGGCTTCAGCCGCACAGAAAAGATTAGCAAAATCTATAAAGGGTTTGGAAGCCAAAGGAGCTTTAAAAACAAGACCAGGAATTGCTGGTAATTTAGTAGCCTTACTTGATAACAATATTGATAGACAAACAGCTAATTCAAGAGAATCAATTAATCAATCTCTTGAATCATTCACTAGACAATACAGAAGAAATGTACAAGGTTTAGAAATACAAAGAGATAGCAAACGAAATAGATTACAAGATAGTGTTACTCAAGCTTATAATCAGATACCAAGCTTAAGTTCTATTATTCTTGGTACAGCCACCCAGGGACTGTCTCAATACGCATCTTTAGCATGACTAACAGTTATCAAAGCACCGCCTTTCAACCCTTTGCAGATCCTAGTCCTTTTGCAAATGAAAAATACACTCCAAGAGTACAGCCTAAAAGTGGTATTGAATCTTTAGCTGAAACACTTGTTGCTATAAATCCTAATATTCAAAAGTTTATTGGTGAAAGAATAGAAGATCAAAAAGAAAAAGACAAAAGGAAAGCAACAAAAGATAGGATTCAATTTGAACTTGATAAAGGTTCCGTAGCTAAAGCTTCTAATAAAATTAGAAAAACAGAAGGTAATGATACTGCAAGAAAAGTTATTGGTGGCAGTAGGGCTTATAGAAAACAATATGAAAAGGTTGGAGTACAACTAGAAGCTTTAAAACTTGGCAATAGATTAGAAAATGATTTTGATACTTTTAAAGTTGATACAGGAAAAGTAGATTCAAATGGTCAACCGATTACCAAATTTTTAAGAGAATTTGAAAGCAATTCACCAGAAGTTTTAAATTGGAGAAGTGACAAGTTAAATAGTGCAATTCAAGCCTTAGAAGATAGAGGTGTTGATCCTGACGCTATAGATGAATTTTTTATTCCAACCATACAAAAACAACTATTTGAAATTGATGATTACGCTACAGAGCAGAATCAAGAATTTAAATACTCCCAACTACAAAGTGAAATACCTTCTTTAATGGACGAAGTCTCACAGCTTGTTGGTAAAGGTAAAGATGAACAAGCAGGTATTGTATTAACTGAATTTTTAAACAACCTTTATAATGCAGGTATAACTGGTGATGATGCTAATAAAACATACACAATGATAGTCAAAGCTGCTTTTGATAAATCTCGATTACTTGTAGACCCAAACGATGATTTAAAATTAGCAATAGCAGATACTTTTGCCGATCGTATATTAAAAGCTGTTCCTTACGGTAATAGCGATTTAAGAAGCCATTCAAGTTACTTAGATGAAGCAGCAGATTTTCACGAAAAATACGACAAAATACTTTTAGCTAAATTACAAAATCCAGAAAAAATTAATAATGCAAAAAACAAAGCCAAAGTAAAACAAGGATGGCAATCAATTAATAATATGAAACGTGGAGAAAATGAAACAATAGAGGATTTTAATTTGAAAAGAAAAAATAAATATAACGAGATTTTAAACAACCCAGAATTTAGTTCTAAGGAAGTACAGGATTATGCTCAGTCTTTAGGAGAATCAGATAATACAGAACTTATAAATATAGAAATACCAGCACTGAAAAACAAAATAAGAAAAGGTGCTTTTGATGGCTATGACGAAATCTTAGAACAGGAAATAGCAATACTGGAAAATAATCATGCAACTATGGATGATGAAGCTATAGAGGCTTTTGAAAAATTAAAAACCTTTGCAGCAACCTCAAAAGGTTTAGCAGAAGATATTGATAAAAGTCTAAGAAATATCATGACTGAAATTGATAGAAATTTAGGAACAAAAGATGGATTTTTAACAGGAGGTGCGCCAAAAGATTTTGCAAAATCAACAAGAATTAGATTTGAGATGCAAACACAACTAACCGAGTACTATCAGGATTTTATAGAAAAAAAAGGAAGAAGACCTAATAGTTTGGAAAGACAAAATATTGAAAGACAATACTTTTTGCAAATGGCAGCTAGAGAAAACATTGGCGATATTACTCA